ATTATTATACATAATAATGTTCTTCATTTGGGGGCTGCTAAGGCCAAGAAACGTGGTCATTTCATCGTCTCCCTGTACTACCAAATACTCACTATCGGGCGAAATCGATTCTACTATCTTGGTATTTGTAAATCCCATTCTCAATGGTTCTAACATATCCATTGGCATAACTTCCCAATCCCCAACCGCAACTTTGTTTGCTTCTGCATAACCCCATTCTATTATTTCTCTCTGCATGGGTATGTCTACAGTAAAAAGTATTTCGGGATTTGCGTCTCTATAAAAAGCATTACAACCCCAAAACCTATCTTCACCATAAGTTGGCATTATTCTGTTTGTTCCGTTTCCTACTATTGTGAGCATAGTTCTATTAGTTTTAGTTTGTACGCTTCGTGGTCATACTGTATGAATGACTTATACTTGTTAATCTTAATGTGCATATCAGGATAGACTACCTTCTCTGCAATCAGTCGTTCCCAATCTTTTGTGAATCCTATGATAGCGTCCATGATACAAACTGTTTCCAAAGATACTTTTTTACTCATAAGAGATTTTAAAAGTCTTGGGTGTTGTCCGTCTGTTACTTTCAATATGGTATCTATCTTAAATGTTTTAAGCAGGTCACTTACTTCTGTATTGAATAGGTATGCTTGTTTCTGTCGATTGTTCTTCCACTTCTTATATCTTCGGTCTGATTCTTTATCTAACAAGTCACCTACCCAATAGTCTTTCTCGGAAAGATTTGCAATGAAGAAATCTTTAAGTTCATGTTTGTATGTTCTTGATAGTTTACCAAAGTGAAATTTGTCTTTACGTTTTAAGAAGGACGGTAGTTCTGCTTTGACTACACCATTGTATTTGACAAAGTCGTAGTCCTTGGAATGAAAGTGTAATTTGATTCCAAGGTACAACTGATATGCATCGAATCCTTCTCTAGAGGTCACTTAACTAATGTAGGCCCTGTTGGTGTTACGATTGAACCAGTTTGTTCTTGCCATGCTTTCGTAACTTGTTCGTTTGTTGGTGTTACAAATACTACATTCTGAAATGTAACTTCTTCGGGATTCTCAGCACCAGTGACTGCTATCCCTCTCGCAAAACCCATTTCACCTGACTGTGGGTTTTGTAATATCATTCTAGGTTTATCGATAGATACATTACCACCGTCAAGGTGTGTAAGTCTACCTACGTATTCACCACTCACAGTAATGACTGTGACTATATCTCCATTCTTCATAATTACCTCACTTAAAAAATGTTGTTAAACTTGCCTGTGAATTGCTTCCACGATTCACCATATTAAGTTTTTTTGCTTCTGCTTCCAACCGTTCTTTGAGTGGGTCACTAAGCAATCTCTTTGTTGATTCAGGTTCTATCTTGTTGTTGTCGCATACCTTAATGATTGCGTCCATAACACTAGCACCTTTACTAAGTAGAACTTCTACTTGTTCAGTAAATTCTTTTTTTGATATCATATTCCGTATAAGTTTTTGTATTGAAGTCTCACTGCACATAAGTCGTCAATGTAGTCTTCATGGTTTGCTGTAAAGATTTGAAACGTTCCATTCTCTAACATAACTAATGCAACAATTTCTTCTATCTTCTTCCCTGTTAGTTCTTCAACCATGAGAGCGTAAGCAGTCATTTGTAAGAACCATGGTCTCGCCATATAATCTTCTTTGAACTTACTTGAAGTCTTGAAGTCGATTATACATAAGACATCGTCCAACATTCCAATACAATCTACCCTTCCTGCCATTTTCAGATTATCTGAATACATGGGTGCTTCTAAAGCTAAGGGGATAATCTCGTCTAACACTGGGCGTATTCCTTTGAACATTCCCTCATGTATTAGGTTGTCGAATTCTATAAAATCTTTTTCTTGTCGTAAGTAATCTTCCACGTGTTGGTGCATGGTCGTTCCACGTGAAGTAGCAGACTTTGTAATCTTGTTTGCTTTCTCTTCACCAATTCGTTTACGCCACGCTTTGATATGTTTCCTTGATTCCAATCCTACAACCGTGGTGACACTTGGATATCTTTTAGTTCCTTCGGTATCAGTATAGAAACGTTGACCATTCTCTGTAACAGTTTTTAGGTCTAGGTCTTCTAGTTCAGTAATATCCAATGTTGATAATCTCACTTCTGTCATAATATTATTTTACTTCTTTTTGTTCTGTATGTCTACATGCTTTTTGACAATATCTCTAGTCTTAATATCTTTTACAGATTGATTGTTGTATCGTTTGTCGAGCGGGCTGTCGGGGAACTTGCTACCGACTTTGGATAGCACTTCCTTAAAACCAGCATCAGTCTTGACTCGGTCACCCGTACCACCAACTATTCGTGGTGCGGATACTTGTTGTTTAAGGTGGGGATTGTTTAGTTTGAAATCGTCAAGGTCTCGCCATGACATTGTATATTCAATCAACTCACCAGTCTCTTCATTGTAAAAATCGTATCTAGGCATATTGTTCCATAAATGTAGGGGTCTCTCTAAGAGTCCATTTTGCAAAATCTTTCTTTTCGTTTGCATAGTATTTATGGTAAGAAATTATAGAGTCTTCGTGTTTGCAATAATCAGGCATTGCAGGTGGTGGTTGTCTCCATGTTCCTAGTTTAATATTCTGAGGAATAACGTCTAGTAGACTTCTGAGTTTATCGTCCGTCATGTGGACTTTACCATATCGATAGGTATACTCGTTACATAATGCAACAAACAAATCATACATGTATTGATACTGTATTGCATTCTCTCGCACCCATATAGCAGAAGGGTGATTGATATGACTTGCTTTGTATAAGACTCCTTCCATGTTTGAGTTCGGGTGTCGCCAACGTTTGATACGCCTACCACTAGATGCATCTATATATTCTTTACCGTCCAACATGCGGTGAGCAGTAGATAACATTTGAGCATACTCAATAATCATCTTGACCACGTGCTTGTCGCAGTGCAACTGAGCAGACTCTTTCGGGTCTTCGTGTAAATAGAATATGTTCATCGCTTTAACTTGATAAACTTACGTCTTGATTTTGAGAACAACTTGGAAGGTGTCTTGTAAAAGAGTTCTTCCTTAGTTCCCGTTTTGATATAACCAACATTCTGATTCTTCTCGTTGAAGATGTATGTGTGGTTCTTGACTTTGTATTCACCCCAATCGGTGATTTCTTTTAGATACGTGTAATTCATTCGTCTTCCCATATAGGTTTAGTATCGCCCATGCAGAATACCTCAAGGATAGATTTCTGTTCACCCGTCTCACCATTAGTGAGCATTTCCGTCTCACCACATGGACGGCAGAACTCAATCCATTGGTCACCTAAAACTAGGTGGTTAGTGCCCGTTGCAGGGCGTCTAGTGTCACATATTCCGCAATGATTTGCCATACTTTCTCCTATATTAAATAATCAGGGCCATATTTTCTGTTACCAACAGTAACGTCATACCCTTCAAACAAGTTTCCTCTCGGAGCATTTAGAGCAGGTGTTTTCCAACCAGCAGCTTTTAGAACGTCACCACATTCAAATGTGATACCCGCTAAACCTTTTTGGAACTGTTTACGGTTTATGAATCCCCAAACAGAACCGTCATTACCATGTTCACACACAATAACTTTTATGTATTTTGGTGAAACTTTGTAACGATAACTATACCAATCAAGTGTTGGATACTGTTTGTTATGCAATGTAAGTAAGTCCTCACACAATTTATCACACAATTGAAGCAACTCTTGTTCTTGGTTTACTTCGTTTACTAGTTCAGATACTTTCATATTTTCTCCTTTATTCTCTATCATGTGTATAGGCTAACAAAAAATGCATGTCACTGTCAAGCGCTCATTTCATATTTTTCGTCTTCGATTTCCATTTCGAGTTCGTCATGTTCGTTCTCGATATCCCTTAGTTTATCTTCAAAGGGTTCTACAAGGTCGTAGATTGCGCTCTCAAGAGCGTTTACTGCTTCCCTAACCTCTTTGACCTTCCACTCCATATCGTCCTCTGAGATACCGTTATCTTCCGCCCAACTCTCTACTTCCATGTAGATATTGGAAGGCATATCCATGTACTTTATCTCTCTAGTCTTTTCGTTGACTCTGCCAACCAGTGCTTCAAGTTCCCACTTTAGGTCTTCAAGTTCACTTAGTTTTTTTACTTTATCTTCCATTAAAAATCTCCTTCTGCGACTTGGACAACAGTGGTTCCTCTCTGTCTCCACATGTCAACGACTTTGTTTCTGTCGTCAAAGACCAAGTCAATTTTACCACCCAACTCCTCAAACCTATCGGCCAAGTCGGATTTGAATTCTTCGTCAGGTCTGAAATCACCGTCAGGTCTCAAGAACAAACCACTGTGGTCTTCACCAATCCATTCAGCAATCTGTTTCTCAGTAACCTCTCTTTCTGATTCGTTCCTAGCAGAAAAGAAAGCAACGTCATCACCTTGAGCGATAAACCTTTTTGCGATATCACAAACATGTTCAACAGGGGTATCATTTACAGTCTCTACTCTAAATGCATTCCAGTCTGCAGGTTTTTGATTTACAAAATGTCTCCTATGTTCAACGTTCGCAATAGTCCCGTCAACATCGAAGATAATTACTTTCTTATTCATACTATAAGGCTAACAAAAACTAGCTGTCACTGTCAACAGCTAGTTTCATTATTTTCTTCTTATTTTTAAGGAAGTCCTGCACTGCTTTTGATTCAGACTTGGACAAATCCTTGACAGATTTGATACCCCAAGTTGTACCCAAAGTGCACAGTTTGTTACCTGCTACTACAGCAGTGTTCCACATATAATCATCATTTGAATACAGTGCGTTCTTCTCACAGGCAGTAATCATGTTACGCCCTATCTCCACAATCATCATGACTGCTTCATTGTTTTCATAGATAGATTTCTTCATTATTTTCTCCAATTACAGGTTGAGTGCACAGCGGCACAATTTTCTTGAGTCGTTGGGTGACCGTCTTTGTATAACAAAATATGGTCTCCGTGTACGTCCTCGTTGAACTCAGGCATTTCTTCATTACAGATTGCACATATACCACCCTGTTCATCGAATGCTATACGTACTTGGTCTCTAGTGAATATCCTTTGTTTGTCTTGCAGGACTTTAGCAAATCCTATCACGTTCATTTCATCACGAATCAATACAAGTGCAACTTTGGTATCTTCACCACCGTTACCTCTCATACGTAATTCGTAAGGTGAACCTGTCAAACCGTCCATGGGTGCAACTGCTTTTAAGTTGTCAACTGCTTTCATGTAAACTCTAAGGAATTCAAGTGGGTCAATCTTGTTACCGTTTGCGGTAATCTCACCAACTAGGTAAGAATAATTTCTCCACTGCTTCAGTCCCATTTCTTTACCAGTCTTGACACCTCTAACTCCTTGGTTGACTAGAGTCAATACTCTCTTGACGAAATTGACATTGTCAAATTTCTCAGGACTATCTTCTGCTTGTTCTTTGTAGAAGTCAGTAATGACTTTACCAGTTGTACCAGTCTTCGTGAAGTCTTGTTTCCTTGAATTCTGTAACATGTAAACAAGTTCTGCAAGAGTCTTATCAACGTCTAGTCTTGAATGATTAGCACCTTTGATATACTTCAAGTCACCATTAGTTTTAGTTTCAAACATTGGGTGGATATCATCATACCTAGTCCAGTTCTGAATCTGAATAGACATTGCTGACGCAATCGCCTGTCTCTTCTCTTGAGGGTTCAGGGTGTTAGTATTGTTTAACACGTCTGTAAAAAGAAACCCTGCTCTGAGAGAGTCAATGTCATAATACAACATTGCACCTAGACCTTGATTACCAAAGTGCTCCTTTGCAACCAGTGGTAACTTTTTGTAAGATAGTCCACGCAGGTCTTCTGTCATTTCTGCACCTTCAAACTTAATTGCTTTAAGGGCATCAACCTCAGGCAAATCAACCTCACCTCTAACGAATGCAAGAATCGTAGAGACTCTTTGACAACCGTCCATTACTTCTGAATCCCAATCTTCGGGAATGTTCTCACCAAGTCTCAATGCAATTTCAGGAATGACAATTCCTTCTACAAAGAAAGATACCAAGAACTGTTGTTGCCATGCTTTGTCGGCATGAAAGTTCCTTTGATATGCTTTTGGTGATAAGTTAACTCTCCCAATCTTACTAGATTCATGAATGAAATCTTCAACAAGAAAGACTTCCCTCTGTGGATTGCTTTTGTGACTTCCGTCTAGGAAGTATTTAAGATTCGCCATTGTCTTCTCCTTGATTAAGGTTAAGAACCAATGGTTCGTTTGGTTCCCTATCAGACATGAAGGGTTCCAGTGTTGCAGTAATTTCTTCCCCTACGTCTGCAAACTTCTCACGTAGGTATATAGCCAATTGTTTCATTCTGTTCTCCTATAGAAATATTGGTGGACTTCGTCCGTTAATATAACGACAATAGACCTTTAGAATATGTTCCAAGGTTTATTGCCAAGTACAGATACCATTATACGATAACAGCCATGTCATCGTCAATAGGGTTTTTAAATATTTTTTTGAATTAAATCAAGTTCTTCAATTTTCTTATTGATTATCTCGACTCTTTTTGGCCAGTAGATGTAGTCCTTATCTGAATCCTTTGCAAGGTTCTCTAATAGAGGTCTGATAAACTCATCTAGTTTATTGATTATTTCTGTAGCAGTGGTTGTCTTCTCTACGATTTTAGTATCTACAGTCGCAAGTTCGTCTGCGTCCATAGCGGTAAAACCGAAGTCGTTGTATTCTATGCTCATACTATTATTTATACTGATACTTTCTCAACAATGTAATTTTTATTAGGTGTATATGTTAAATGTATAACATTAGGTACACGCATAATGTCAAATTCATGTTGGTGATAAAACCCTGCTTCTGTCAGTTCTTCGATTACATGAACTTTACGTTTGTCGTAATCTTCTTCGGAGGCCTGAATCTGAATTATTACTTGTCCAGTTTTAGACAAAGCAGTTCTAAAGAGTGCTGTGTCCTTCTCCGTCCACTTGTTGAATTTGCCCATCACTTGGGTTGTCGGTAGTGTCCAATCCATTTTCTTCTCCTTTGGATAACCGTATGTGTCGTTCACCTTCTAATACTTCGTCCATACTGATACCATGTAACCACACGGCATTCTTTGGTGCAGGGTCAACGTATTCCATATTAATAGTATCACCTACACTGTAGTTTGTAAAGTCGTTTTCTGGCAACGTTATGAATTGAGAATCATAAATCAAATCTAATTTTGTAGACTTAGGATTACCATTCTCTTTGTGATAATAAAGTTTTGCTTCTCCATAGAAGTCTTCGTCCATGTAGTTTGCTGATAACACTATATCGTCTTCTACTTTGTATACGAGTGCACTATCTAAATCACCATTGAGTCCTATACGACATGACCAGTCCCAAGGTATGTTCACTCTAAAGTGTCCCTTGGGAATGTCGTAGTTTGGATTGTGAGGTGCAGGACTACTTAGAGTCGTCTTCTCCGAAGTAACCACCATCTCTAATGATGTCTTCATCTTGTTGTACCGTTGCGTTCTCGTCTGCTTCTGCTTCTTGAATAAGATTCCATGCTTCTTCCTCAAAGTCTTTTATCATTGCGTTCTTAGTTTGATTCGCACTAACTGTGATTCCAATCTTGTCAGCAACTTCAGCGATTGTAGACTTTGTCATTTTTTGTAGTTCCATAGAATTAGGAATCACGATTTCTTCATACTCTTCTTCAACTGATTCTTTCATTGCTTGAACTTCTGCGATTGATTCAGGGTCTTCTCGTACTTCGATTTCTACTTCACCGTCACCTTGGACAGGTTCAAAGTCGTCATTCATATCCATGTAAGTGGTATTCATGTTAACGTCTTCTTCTGTGACTTGGTCTCCTAGTGGGGCATTACCGTCTTGTCCAATATTGATTTTGAATAGAGGTTCTACTTCTCCATCGCCAGGAATATTAACAGGAACTTCTACTTCATCAAAGACAGTGAAACCTGAAGGCACATTAACACTAACGTCTAAACCTTCGTCTTCGACTTCAATGTTTTCCCATGCGTTTTGCATTTGTTGACTAATCTTATCATAAGACTGTTCGTCTGACCATTGGTCTTCGCCTCTGTCTTTCCATTCCTTAATCATTTTATCCATAGGATTAGTTTCTTCTTCAACTGTCCTACCGTAATCGTCAAATGCTTGTTTTGTTTCCTCTATCTTTTCAGCGAGTTCAGGGTTAGCAGTAATCGTTCTAGTTGTTTCACTCTGTGGTGCAATCATAGGTGGTTGATTAGTAGTTACAGGAACTGGGTTCTGTGCTCTTGCGTTGTCCCATGACTTACTTGGTGAACCCATGTTAACAGGTTTCATTGCAACGTTAAGTTCTTCGTCACTGTGTTCAGATACAACTGGTGTAATCCCACGTGCTTTTGCTTGGTTCTCCAATTCATTAATTCTGTTTTGTAGAATCCTAGAAGCGTCTTGAGCTGCTTGAACTTTTGCGTCTGAGGTTGCTTTGACTGATTCAATTTCTTGTTGTTGTTTTAACTTTGCTTGTTCATTAGCAATCTGTTGTTCAACCGCAACAATCTGTTGACGTTTCTGTACCCATGTTTGATAGTCTTGGACTTCTAACATACAGTCATTTCTAATTTGATTTAGGATTGCAAGTTCGTCACCTTTAATAGAACCTCTCGCTAATGCGATTTCAACCAAAGACAAAATACCATTAACGTCTTCATACGTTATGTGGGACATTGAATAATTGGTGGGTACGTCTTGCAGTTCAGCAGGTAGCTGAAAAGTTGATTCAATTTGGTCGTTCATAATTTACTCCATGGACAAGAACTAGACTAGAAAGTATTGATACTAGAATAAAAATCTATTCTCTCTTATATGTATAGTCTCGGTCTTGTAATTATATTTAGTTACCCTAATAGTTCAGGAAATGCCATTTTCACAGCTTCTTCACTAATATTTTTAAAAGGAAATTTACCTTGGTGAACTAAGTCCATAAGTTCTGCTTCCTTCTTAGGGATACCTTCTAACATACCAATCCACATTGACTCACGTTTTGTTTGTGCAATCTGTTCGGTAACAAAGTATTTGAACAACTTATGTTCAAACCTTAAACTTGTTTCTGTAAGGTCACTTGCAGGGGCAACGTTATCACCAAAAGGTGTTGGGCCTTCTGGCAATGTAGAATTGATATTTGGGTCAAATGCCCATTTCAATACTTTACTTACTGCACCGTTTCTGTCGTTGTAAACTTTCAGACCATGTGCCTGTTTGTCTACTTCTTCAACTAAGTTTGCTTGACCTAGTATTTCAAAAACGTCTGCGTCTTGTGTGAGATTAGCTCTCTCTGTTGGCATACCTTCCATAAGGGGTTTGTTTGGTGCACCCTTTGGTCTGCCTCTACCTTTTTTCTGTTCTGTCATAATCTGAAATCCTCAACATTATTTAATAGGTCATCTAACCTATGAGTTCTCAAGTAGTCAAATACTTTACCTGTAACAGGCGCTGTCTTATCATACTCTTGTAATATTCTACTCTCCACATTTTCGGGAATGAAATCAAAGTCAATAAGAGTTTGGTTTCTCAAGTAGTTCCTATAGTATTTATCGTCCTTTTCAATAGAGATTCTCATGTATGCATCAAAGATAGGTTTACGCAATGGCGTTTGCCTAATACCTTCAACCATACAGTTATCATTTGAAAGGATATTCGGAATACCGTCCGACTTATCACCTCGCAGTGTATGTTCTTTTAAAAACTCATCGGGTCTGTCCTGCACTACAAACTTGTTTAGATTAGGCGACCACTGTTTTACATAATCATATTTATGCAGTTGTTGAAAGTCTTTATCACCACTTACTATGAGTACAGGTTCTTTTGACTCTTTTGTTAACACTGCAATGATATCGTCTGCTTCTGAGTTCTCAACATACATGTATCGGTATGGGAAGTTCTCTTTGATTTCCATTTTGACTTTATGTAATGTGTCAAAGATAAGACCCCAATCCATATCGTCATTGTCTCTTGCTTTCTTTCTGCCTGCTTTATAGTGGGGGTAGAAGTCTCGTCTCCATGGATTAGCTGCGTCCGTACACAATACCATTTCTCCATACTCTTCTGCGTATCTCTTTTGATAGTTACGTAAAGAGTTGATAATCATATGACGTAACAAGTCTTCACTTATCTGACCGTCATTCACTTTCAACTGTGCCATTAGACCTGCGATTATGGTCTGACTAAAATCTATTAATATCATTTAACAACTTTCACTAATATACAATTCTTATTAACAAGATTATTCTCTGGCGTCTTAGACTTAGTTTTCAACTCGTCCATGAAACCGTTTGCAATAATATTGCCACCTTTAATAAGCCTATCAAGTAACTTGACATCTGTCAAGGTCTTTTCTTCAACTTTATCAACAGAAGTTATTCCTGTGTTTTTTACACTCAAACCATATGAACTGTAGCACCTTAACTTCCTGCTTTTAACATTGTACGTAAATAGTTTCTTGGCACGAATGATTTCGATTGGGTCTATACTTGTTAATCCTTCTCCTGATTGTAGATAGTTTAGTTTCTTTACCTTCTGTGCTGGTGTTAGTATTCTTTTCTTTCTTACAATCTTATTATCTTTCAACCACCGTTCAATATCAGATTCTATTTTTATATGAAAGTCTAGATACTTTTCTTTTTGTTTTGTTGTGAGGAAACTATATCCTTCTGCTAACTGTTCACAGTCTTCTTCGTTTTTAACTTCATAGATAATATGTTGGTTGAGACCAATCATATATTTAACCACCATAGGACTATAACCTAATCGGTTTAACCACTTGTACATATCGAATTTCTTAGGCCAGTTATCGATTGCTTCTTCCACGTCTCCCCACGCTTCTAAAGCTTTTTCACGACACCTTTCTTGAATCGAAGGTTTAATCTTCGGTTGAATCATCTCTCTTATTAGTTAACAAAAACTTCCTCGCTGGATTTATCATTAGGTTCGCCCTTTTCATAAAGTCACGATTGACTAGGAAAGGAATAAAGTTACGTTTATCTAGTGATACTTCTTGTTCATATTCTGTATTCAAGAAGTTCACCTTCATACTTACTACAGGTCTTTCTTCTGCAGGTTTTACTAACTCAACCATGCGTACTAATCTAGCACTGTGTTTCTTTCCGTGCCAACCCGTCCAAGTAACTTTCTTACCTACGATTTTTAAATCCTCTGCGTGTAGAGAACAAACCGTTGTGTTGTTACCTGTGTCCAATTTTGCTGTCATTTCTTCACCGTCAACTTCCATGGTCTCTAAGACACCACACTCTTTAGGTGAGTATTTCCAAATGTCTCTGTCCATGTATTTGTCTATAACCATTTCAGAAACGTTCTTCTTTATAATGTTACTAATACCTGCGGTGCCAGGCGAGTGATTGACTTCGAGAATGTACGGGTCTTCCTTGTCTCTATTCTTTGCAGGAATAAAGTCAACACCAACCCACTGTCCGTTCACTGCCTTAGCAGCTCTGAGACATGCGTCTTTCTCTACGTCCGTAAGTTCTACTTCGTCTCCTGTAGCACCCTGTGACATATTACTTCTAAAGTCACCAGTTATTTTATTACGTTTCATTGCACCGATAATCTCACGATTAACAATTACAACTCTAACGTCAAAGTCTGATTCGATATACTCCTGTAAAAGAATATCACAGAAGGGGTCAATCTTATAAATCAAACTTACTTGAGATTGAAGTGAACGTTCAGTTTCAATTAATAGAACACCCACACCTTTAGAACCCTGTAATGTTTTAAGTACCATAGGGAATTCATTGTCTAATGATTCGTGTGCTACGTCTACTGTCTCAGGTTCGTCATTCGGAATCAAA